CCATTTTTTTGTTGTTTTTGGTTTGTCTTGTAATATTAACTTATTGATTTATTGGATTCAAGAAAATTCTGATATTTTTCATAGAAGTCATCAAAGTTTTTAACTATCCAGTACTGACCTCCAGACTTTTCGATTGCCTCTTGGTAGACTTTCTGATGCTCTGACTGCCTATCTCTGCCTATCTTTACTTCTATTTTTACAGACCTTCCTAGGATTGTGGCTGAAATATCCGCTGATCCTTTAGTTGCCGTTGACTTGCCCCAGGTCATTGAGCCGATGGTCTTGGTTCTGCCTAGCACATCTGTTACTTGCTTGCGGTTGTCGATTGGTCTACCCATCGTGTTGATTCGCTCTGCCTGGTATCCACTAAGCTCTAGGAACTCTTTAACGCACTTGGTGAGCCCATTGGCTGTCTTATCCTCGTACTTTGGTGTTGATATGGCATACTTAGGTACATTCGGGTAAGATTCTAGCATCGACTCCTGCTTGAGTTGTTTAAGAATGTCAAGTGGTTTCATCAGAATGGAAGATCAAAAGCCTCTAAATGTGCAACTGGAGTCTTGTAGTCTGTACCAAACCTGGACATATATTCAAATGCAAGTACTCTATTAGCTTCTCTCATCTTTAACCAAATCCCTTGGGTATAGGTCTTATCATAGTCCCCAGGTCTATGCTCCATAAACTTATCCCAAAATACTTCAAATGGGATTTCTGATACTTCGTCTAGTGCTTCAATCATTGTTCTAGGTTTTTAAAGTTGATAGGATATTCACATAAGTAAGGCATCACCGATTCTAGCTTAGCAAACTTTATGTATGCACCATTGACATCAAGAGCCTTAATCTGATGTATTAGAATCTTTGGCTCTCCTTTTACTTGGTCAAATGAGTATCTGACAATCTCAAATGACCCTAACTCTTTTCCGTTAATTATCATTTCTTTAAGTGTTTATAAATAGTGGTTCTACTAACATTCAGTAACTCTGCTAACTCAGAGCGGTTAAAATCTGGTATGGTCTTATGAATCATCTCTATTTTCTTTTCTATGGACTCATTCTTCATCGATCGAATAATCTCACTAAGCTCATTAGACTCCAAGCTACTTACCTTAATCTTCTTTGACATAGCAATAAAGTAGTTGCTCAACTTTTCTGCCTTCAGCAATGAATCCATAGTAACAAAGTCAAAGTTCTTGCCTGTTTCAAATGACCAAAGCGTATTAATCAACAGAGCAAATCTAGGCACATAAGCCTTCTGCTTACTCAACATCGACTTTACATATTCCGATATATCATCAGAGTTCTGCAAATCGGTAATGTTGTTGAATATCCGCTCCCACTCAATATCTGCTTGGCTATCAAATCTAATAATCCGACTCTCAATCTCTCCAAACTTATTGTACTGCAACACTTGGTTTCTAACTAGGTTATAGAACTGACTAATGTAAGCCTCGTACCAATCCAATATCTCTTGGTCAATAGAGTTCTTATTGTAATGCTCAATCTCCTTATCAGGGTAGCTCACAAGCAATCGGTCTAGGAATCCATTGTCCTTGTTTTCCATTGTGGATATCTGAGAGAATATACCAGGCTGAATACCACCAAGCACAGGAATCAATGGGCTCTGCACAAAGCTACTCTTAGCAGTCTTGCGTGTAAGAATCGCTGCTTGGTTAGACCAACAAGACAACCAAAATTCGAGATCAGAACCAGGCTTATACTTGTTCATGTCCTTAATCCATCCGTTCAGCTCATCTTTAAATACCGCTATGCCTACCTGATTTTCCTCATGCAAATCCGCTAAGGCTTCCACAGTAATATCATTTACTATCAACTGCTTTCTCACAGGCTCCCTAACTTCCTCCACATCCTTCTTCTCCTTAGCGGTCAATCGCTCGTACTCCTTGTACTTCTTGTACTCATTCTGAAAGTGCTTAATCTCAAAGCTATTCTTTTTAGCAATCGGGAATATGATGGCATTAATACTAGGGGTCTTACCTAGACCTGCCTTGCCTATCAAGCCAATCCAAATGTTGCAAGACTCTCTCCACCCTGTCTTTACCTCTACCTTGCAAGCGTTACCAATGCAGAGCGACAGAAGCCAAAGCAAGCTACAACCCATGTAGTCAATAGAATGATTAAGTGTTTTCTGATTTAACAGAATATAACTCTGTATTGAATCTGGAAACACATCAATAGGAAATATTAAATCTTCCTTGGGAATCTCAATCTTCTCAATCTCTACCTTTCGAATCTTTCGCTCTCCATAGCCTTCCTTGTACAACTCCTTAGCAGCAGCAGAGTAGTCTCCATTAAAGTACTTGTATGCGTAGATACTAAACGGAGTCAGAGGAGTTTCGTGAGGGTAAATCGTGGCCGTGGTAAAGAGATAACACAGTCCAGTATCCTTGTATATAAATCCATGCAAGGCATCCTTAGAATTGGTTTTTCTTATCACTATTCGGTCAGTCAAGTGCTTAACTGCCGTGAACTCATTTGCAATCAAGTCCAATACTCTGTTTCTATGATTATAATCCTCCCAAGGGGTCAATCCGCTATACTCTGTATTTTCCACCTTGACTTCCACCTTGGCTTCATCGTAGTGGAAGTATCTGCATAGGCTAAACAGAATGTCTCTCTCCTCTTCTGTGATCTCCTGGATTTGCTCATAAGACATCTCCGAGACTTGGTTGTCATAGATATAGATATACCCTCCAGTACCCCTAGTTTCAATTAAGGCTTGAGAATGTCCTTTTAGCGTTGCAAGCTTTCTGTTACCTTCAACCTTAGAGCATCTATATATAATATGATAACCTGAGTTTATAGTCTTATATATAACAAACTTTCTATTAAAGTCATCAATATGATCAGATATAAAAGACACAAACTCACCCCAAAACTTTTTTCCATCTTGGATGGTTGGGAATACCTTTAAATCTACATCTATACACTCAACATTATAATAACCAGTGATAATACCGTACCCTTTTGTCTTGGCTTCGAGCTTCTCTAATTCTGACTTTTCTATCTTTTTTGTCTGGTACTCCTTCCATAAAATCAGAGGCTTTTTACCCTCCGATATGGGCATTACGCTGAACCCTGAGTTCAGTAAATTGATTGCTCTTCCTAGCGTTACATTCATTTTCGTGTTTTACAAAGGTTTATAGAAAAATGGCATTTTTGGGCAAAAAAGTGTACACAAGTTTACACTTAGTTTACACCTAGTGTAAACCCCCCAAAACCCCCTATACTCTCTAGATTCGCAGATTTTAGGCCTTTTTTTGCCCTAGGTTTACAAGTTTACACTTTTTTTTAGAATATATTTTTTTTGACTAGGTGAAAATTTATTTTTTTTCAATTTTGCCAAAAAGTGTTCAAAGTGTTCACTTATTGCGATTGGAGCCAATGAAGGCCGATTTTGGTTTACACTTAGGTGTACACTTAGTGTAAACTAGTGTACACCCTCTTTCTTGGCTTTTCTCACCCAATGTGAGACTCTATTGTAGTCCAAATTCAGCTCTTTTGCGATGTCGCAAGTCCTCCACTTTTCCGCTACCATACGCTCGATTTGTCTCACTATTTTTATACTAAGAGGATTGACTCTTCTCTCATCGGTCAGTTTAATAATATCACATAAGTGATGGTATTTTACACCAGTACTATACATAATTTCTTTATATGATAGACCTTTCTTATATAGTTCTATAACCTGATCGGCAGACTTAAGGTGAGAGCAAGTGTTCTTGGCTCTCTCGTTGGTCAACAGATACTCCTTGTATATATAATTATTTACTAGGTGCTTACTAATATTTAGTATAGTAGCTATATTCTTATTCATTACTTTAAGTTTATATAGCCTAGCTATCTCGTCTTTCTGTTCTTGAGTTAGTGATGTCATAGAGTTGTATTTCTTTTTTTACTTCTTGCCAATACTTTAAATTTTGATTCAAAAGCCCTCCTTCTGACAATATAGAATCAATTTCATTTATCTCATTAATAATTTGATCTACACAAAATATTGCGTGATCAATCGCAAATTCAAAATCATCCTCTGTAAAATCATATCTTTTAAAACATGATATAAAATAATCTGCCTTTTCTTCAGGTTTCATACCGCCATTCCGTTTAAATACTCTCTACACTCCAATACCTTAGCCTTAGCCGTCTCAATTACCTGGGGGTCATACTCGATGTCAAACTCCTTGATACGGTACTTATCTTCAACATGAGAGTAGCTTACGGGCTCCTCGTAAGTCAAGAACTCTGGGGTGTCCTGTAGGGTGTAAACCAACTTAGCCTTTTTTAAGCCTGTCAGGTGCATGTAAACCTGGAGTTGATAGTAGTACCCCATGTCGGGAGTATCGTCAAACAGAGGGAAAGTAAAGCAGTCCCAAGAGGTTTTAAAGTCATAGACTATACCCTCGTGAAAACAATCGGGAGTACCTGTGAAGAAATCATCCTCGAAGTGGTCTAAGTTCTTTATCATGAAGTCCTTATTCATAGCTACCGAGTAAAACTCGATAGCCGTATCTTCTAGTGCCAATCCCTTTTGGATGTACTTGCTCTTAATCTGCTTCTTTACTCCGTAAATCTGCTCTTTGTACCAATCCTCTAGGTAGCTCTTAGTTGTCTGAGACAATGATTCTGTTTTACTCCGTGCATTAGTCATCAATTGACCAAGGGCACTTGCTCTGCATTTAAAGTTCATGATAATAGAAGTTTTTCGTTTTGTGCTGTTAAAATATAAACCGACTTAATTTGCTCTAAGGTTACCTTACCATTGGCTAGAGAATCCTTAGCACCGTTCCACTTCACATGGGATGGAGTTAACTCCTCTTTTTTACCACCATGATCGTTGGTAGAATCAGGGTCTTTTGTATCGTCAATTAAAAAGAGCCCATTCAATGCATATTTCCGAGCATAGCTGGATGAACTACCAAAACTCTGAGCCACATCCATACCCTTGCGGTTGATGTCTATGCCTGCCTGGGCAGTAACGGCTCTGCCTTCAGTTCTGCCTTCTTTATCTACTTGTATTGCAGCCGTAGCTTCTATGAAGACAAGACCTCCTACTTCTTTTACCTCGTCTTCAATAGTCAAGGTACATTCATACTTCAATAGCAAAGGCTTTACCGCCTCAAGAATATCCTCTACGGATCGGTACTTGTACTTGCCAAATGCGTTGAATTGGCTCTTTGGAGCTTTAAGCTCGTTTTGAATTAGAATTAGTTCTTTCATCGTGTGTTTAGTTAATTATTAAATAAATTAGAGAGAAGATAATTACAATAGAGTAACCTATAAGAAAATCAATAACTTCGTATTTTTCATTATTCTTTTTCACTATACCTATTCCTAATCCTATAAGATAGGCCACCATAACTATGGCTACAACATATACCAATGTCATCGTTTTAAGTGTTTATATTTTTCTAGTGTTTTCATCTCTGCGTATCGGTAACTAATCTCATCCCAATACATCTCGAAGGTCTTCAGAATCTCTATTTTTTCACTATGGGGTACTTCCCCAAAGTTCTCTAGTATCCATTGCTCAATTTTTTCCTCTACCATTGTTAATCCAGTTAGTTGATACAAATAGAACCCATTGATTGCCTAATCTTTTAGGAGGATACACCCATTCTTCAGGCCATACACCTGAGCGGATAATCTGGTGAACTCTCGTAGATTTTTCGGTAAAGCCCCGTAGTACACCGTACTCGGTGGCAGTCATCATTTCGTAAAGCATTGTCTTACATTGGCTTCTAGTTGTTCAACAATAAAAGGGTCTAGGATGGCACAGATAACCCGATAGTGGTCAGTAAACCGCTCGTTGAGGTCATCGTACAACTCAAGGGTAAGGGACTTGCCATTGCCAAAGAATAGGTCTAGGACAATTCCTTCGTTGGTGAAGGATTCAAGCTCCAGGCTAAAGCCTGACTGGTCAAGGGTAAAGTGGTGATCTTTTAACATTGTGTTTGTGTTTAAGTGATTAATGATGCTAAGGTACAAGACTCTGCACAACAAATGCAAGTGAATTGTCAAATTTATTTTTGTTTTACACTAAGGGTAATATCCTGGGCTAAATGGTTTTGTTTTACACTATGGGTTTTGTTTTCCACTATGGTGTTGAACCCATTTTGTTTTCCACCAGGGGGTTGAACTGGTTTTGTTTTCCACTAACCCTATTTTTCCGCCATGTTTTACACTATGGGGTTTTCCGCCATGTTTTACACTATGGGGTCGCGGTCGGCCGTGCCCATTCGTGCCCGTGGTGGTTTGGCATGGCATGGCAACCTAGCTACCTACAAAGGCAAAGGATGGCATTTTTAGGGCCGTGGTAAAGAGATATATTTTTTTGAGTGGTGTTACATAGGCGAAAATTTAAAGGGCTGTAAAGGGCTTAAAATAGGCCGAAATTAGGGCTGTATTTTTTGCAAATTGTAGGCCATACAGTCAAGACCGTACTCAATTGAATAACCTATCTTAAATAAGTCTTTTTCAAGCTGTAGAATGTTAGTGTAGTTTTGTTCCTTTGTAATGTAGGCAAAGAGTAAAGCCCGCAAATTAGCGGGCCATTGTTCGGGATATTCGAATAGGTCTTCCATTTTATCGGATAGGTAGTAAATTTACGTAAAATGAATAGTTGGGATTTTTAATAAATTTTAGGAAATGATCTTCCAAAGATTCTAGTTTAGGATCATCAAAATTTTCTCTTATTTTTTTTCTTACTATTCGTTCAAAGTTTCTTTGAAAAATGTAAGGGCTATCCATTCTAATTAAAATTAAACGTTCCCGTATTTTAGTGTTACTTTCTTTGATGATATTAATTTTTTCCATTTTCTGTAGTGTTTTAAGATAAAGAAATAGCCCTATTTCTAGGGCCTTATTTTAGTGGATCAATAAGCCTATTTTGTGGTTTTCAGTTATCCATTTTGTGGCTACTATATCCAAGTATGAAGAATCCGTGTAGCCTTGTTCTTCCATTTCTTCGCTTGAATAGAAAATTTTAGAATGCCTTTCTGTATCCGTGTTAATCAATTCGTCGTTCTTTGATCCAAGGCTAAAAATTAGGTCAAAATTTTCAGGCAATTCTATTCCTCTAATAAAGCAATGAGACTTGGTGTAGGCATAAAAACGGACGGAAGGATTATTCTTTGCAATTGTTAGCCATTTCTGAAAGTAAGTAGGCGAATAAAAGTCCCCGCTATCGTGAATTCTAACATAGGTCTGTTTATCCTTTTTTACTTTGCTTAATTCATTGGATATCAACTCGACAAAATTATCTTCTTTGCTTGCCTCATATCGTTTAGTCAAGGCCCTTTCTACATTGCCAAAACGATACATTCCGCGTTTAGCGTAGCAAAGTTTTAAACAAGATCCCGCAAATGGGCATGTAATTTTCCCACTCTTTTTGTCGTTGCCTGCAGGGATTGAAAAATTGAAAATCCTAACATTGAATTCCTTTGCTGTTTTCTGTAGCTTGGTGTTACCGTTACCTAATAAATTTTGAGTCTTCATATTCGTGTAGTGTTTTGGGTTGATTTGATTAGATTAATTTTAAGCCTAACATATAGCCTAGAAAAAAGATAGGCAAAAGGGCAATAATGTAGTAAAGTACTAATCCGATTTTTTTAATAGCTTTTTTCATTGTTTCAGTAGTTAAATTCTATTCGATCAAGTTTTAAGTTAAATTCACTTTCAAGGCTTACTAAATTCATTGCATGCCATTCAAACGGTTGCAAGTTTCTAGCTTTTTGTTTTGCACCCCTCATGCTTTTTGATTGAAGGATAGTAGTAAAAATTACTTGGTGAATACCGTGTTGATCTAGCTTGCTGTAGGTTAATCGATAGTTTTTCATACTGTTTTAGTTTTAGGAGTTAGGAAATAAGTTAGGGCAAAAATCAAGATCGTGCCCGCTGAAATGATTAATAAGTCTAGCATTTTGTATGGGGTTTTGGTTAAACATTAAGTAAAGATATTACAAGCCTTTGTAACTTCAAAGCCTTAAGGGATATTTTTTTTAATATTTATTTATTTATTTTTTTAGTTTACCTTTGGTTTGGTTAACCAATTTAAACCGATATTTTTTACAAGTTATTGTAAACCAATGGAAAAGAAACAAAGAGGTGGACCAAGGCCAAACAGCGGTAGACCACCAAAGATTCAAGAAATTAAGTTGATTGAGCAAATGGATTCCCTTTGCATACCCGATAAGATATGGGAGGCCTTGTTGATGAAATGTTCGCAAGGTGACACGAACGCTATTAAATTGTGGCTATCCTATCGTTTTGGGTTACCAAAGCAACAAGTGGATATAACTAGCAACGGGGAAAAGGTAGCTCCGCCGATCCAATGGATCGGGAAACAAGTTGCAATTGAGAACGCTAAGATAGTTGAGGATGATGATATATAACCACTTGAATACCAAGCCTATATATACGCTTACCCGCATAGACGAATAAGCAAAGGGGGAGGGTATTGTTATGAGTGTATGCAACAAGGTTGCAAAATGGAATTCCCCAATTAAATAATTTACCCTAGGGGGGGTATATTTCCGAGTGTACAGGAATCAAACGGAAAATGGAAATCCCCAATTAATTAATTTAGCTATGATTCAACTTTTAGACGATTACAAGCCATTATTCTACGATCAGCCTGACACGAGGTACTATTTGATTACGGGTGGTAGAGGAAGTGGTAAATCATGGACTTTGGCTTTGTTTCTGTTGAACTTGACCTATGAGAAGGGTCATGTGATTCTTTTCACTAGATACACCTTGGTGAGTGCGTTTATTTCGATTATCCCTGAGTTCTTGGATAAGATTGAGATTATGGGTAAGATGAATGACTTTGATGTGACTCAGAGTGAGATTATCAATAAGCTAACGGGTTCTAAAATTCTATTTCGTGGAATAAAAACTAGCTCAGGAGTAAACACGGCAAATCTGAAGTCGATTGCTGGGT